CTCAGCGGAATAGCGCCCTTTCGGACGATAAACGCATGAGTGTTTTTCGGCACGGACGGAAGTAATCCGGTGACAGGGTGTGGTTTCCCGATGGCCTTAAAGGCCTTCGGCCGCACATACGTGACGGTAAACGGATCCGATGAAGAATGGATCCGAGCACCCACTTGCGTGCCTCCGCAGGCGGTAACGGCCCACTGCTTCCCGTTCACATCCGGTGCAACATCGGGTGTGACCGAGTAGGTAGGGGCTGTGAAACCCGTCTGTGCTCCCCCAGTTACGGGGGAGGATAGTGCAACTGCCATTGGCAGCTCCCTTTCTTGGTAGTTGAACAAGAGCCAAACTACGTTTAAGGTCCCCTTCAGTGGACTTTCCGCGACCTGAGTAGGTACCCAGGTTCCTGCGTTCGCTTTGACAATTTGTCATGCGCGTCGCGCAGGGCGCAGAAAGCAGCACTGGCTTTGGACCGCGTAAGGCTGACCATTTCTCGCATTTCCTGATAATCGAGCCTTCGAAAAGCCGCGAAACCGAGTGACCTTATCCTTTCGGATGAGGACTCAATTCCGTATGCGATCCGAATAGACTCGAGATACTGACCCCAAAGGGACAGTATGATCAGGTCCTTTGAGAACATCTGCCTACGCTCGAGAGTACTATAAGCCGAACGGATCGCAGCCTCCTCCGCCCCTTTTGGGGGCATTAGATACTGTGAAACGAACAGCATAACAGCACTCGCGTCAGAACAGAGAAGTTGAGTCAAGACGGCTTCACTGCCGTCAGGCGATACAACTCCGTTCTCTTGCAGCATGGAGCGAAAAACTTCGACTTCATGAAGCAGGTCCATCGCTGTTTCTCCTTAAACTCAGTAGAAAGGCTTGGGTGGTCGCGCCCCCGCCGCCAGGGCTCCAATATTTAACCATTGGATCCCTCCCGGAAGGTTAAATCTCAGGTATTGAGACAAATCTGTCTGAACACCCGGAGATCGCGTGACCGTCTTCCTGGTTGAATGCGCGTGCATTTGCGCAGCATGGAAGCCATCAAACAGAGCACCGTAGCGAGCCGCGGTGGCACCGGAGTCCGGTATCGTATAGAAGTCCTCTGTGGACTTCTGGATATGGACTTCCGCTGCCCACGAGATCTCGCCGATGTTATTGCTGAAGGCCTCTATGACGTCGCCTACATTAGAAAAGTAGTCGACCAAGAAACTCCATGGCAAGGCCTCCCATGCGGTAGGCAAAAAGTCGGCGAATGTAAAACCCGCCAACTCTGCCAACCGCAACGCGGAAGACTTTGCATATGAAGAATCTTGAAGCCTAGTCCGGAATTTACCGTAGATAATACACTCCGCAGACGTCTTCTGACGCCATTCGCGATGGAAAACCATCGCAGAATTGAGGTCATAGCCGTCGAGGTAGTTATTACCAAAAGTGGTAGTGCCGGGGGTTTCCTCAGACCCGTAAGCTCGAAACTGTTGGCGCTCTAAAGCGTCTCTAGTAGCGAGCCTAGCGAGTGCAAGGGCCCCGTCACGCGTATCGGACAGCAAAGGTTGCCATCCGAACGTCATTTCCAGATAGGTATCCGCAAGAGCTTTCCTCTTTGTCTGCTTAG